AACTCTAAGCATTTTGGCCGGATCCGGTGTCGTTGTTAAAGACCGACCGTTGGAAGACTTTGTTAGAGAAAAATATAAGTACCCAAAAGTAGATGAGGAGAGCCGAGCGGCAGCGCAACCGACAATTAATACGCCACCGCCAGGCGACCCCTCAAATATAAGTCTACAGTTAGCGGAAAAAAAAAGTCCAAAATCTGTAACTAAACAGCGGGAAGCTGAAAAGCTAATTCGTAAGACAGAGGATAGAATAAAATCATTCATCCTCTTGAACCTTCCTGCCGAAGGCGTTGATTACATTAGCAAAATAATGAAAGAGAAAAGCAAGCTTTCATCTAGTGCAGAATTTAAAGCGCCTAATAAAATTAACTTCGACGCATCGGATGCCTATTATGAAGGACTCAGACTTATTGTCACAGAAGCGACAATCGCAGCCATCGAGCAAGTCAAAAGTATGTCGGCCAAAAAGAAGCTTCAAGAGTACCGGCTTGCTCGTTCCAAAAACGAGCGCGCGGAAAATACCTTGGCAAGAGTTCGACGGCTTGAAATTGAGCTCGAAGAATTAACCAACATATACGTCTCCAACCCAGACAATTTAGATATCAAAAGACAATTCAATGCCAAGCGATTGGCATATGCCGAGGCGGCAAGGGACGCGCGCGCGGGCCTTGAAAACATTTATGCTTTGGATTCAAAAACAAAACAACGAGTCCAAGGTCGAGTTGAGACACTTGTCTCTACGCAAGCTGGAGATCTAGAAAAAGGCATAGGACTCCAGTACCAAACATCTTTACCATCGACCGATTCAGATAAAATTATAGTCGGGGATATGACCGAGCGGATGAACCAGATTGTAACTGGTCCAGTTAGTAGTGCAGGTCCAGGCGTACTTGCAAACCAGACTGTCAACGAAGGTCGCTTTGATGGTGCTGATGAGATTGCCGATGAGGTAGAAAGCTACACGTTCATTGCCGTAGATGACGATCGAACAACTGAAATATGCAGCGAACTTAATGGGCGTACATTTGCCGCAAATGATCCAGATCTAGACCGCTACAGCCCTCCTCTGCATTACAATTGCCGAAGTTATTTGGCCATTAACTTGCGGTCCTTCCGTGGCAACCCAGAGATCTCAACTGATAAACTAGAACTTTCTAAACGCGCACAGGGCGAAATTAATTTGTCCGAAAGTAGATGCTGTTAACTTTTGGACTTGATTTATCCACAATTTCAGACACGATAATGGGACATGGCAACAAAGAGATACGGCAATCAGATTTATTTTTTAGACGAGTCGTTTCAGCCGCAGGACCTGCCTGTGCTGAAAGACATTCAGGTGCTCAAATCTGGCACGTTCTATGACCCACGTTACAAACAATTCGATGTCACCGCAAAAATGCTCCAAGAGATGGTGAGCAATTTCCGCAATGGTGTCCGTGGTGTTGTGCCCGCGCTTGATTACGACCATGATACACAAGGTCCTGCGGCTGGATGGTTTAAGGAACTTTACATAAAAGATATCGGACCAGAAAGTCAACTCTGGGCCAAAATCGAATTTACGCCTCGAGGTCAAAAGTCTTTATCCGATAAAGACTATGGGTATATCTCAGCTGATTTTGAGGATGCCTATGAGGATAATGAGACCGGTAGAAAATATGGATGTGTGCTTAAAGGTGCAGCACTTACAAATCGTCCGGTTATTAAACGTATGGAACCGGTCATTCAGTTATCTGAAAAAGATGCGGTTTCCGAAAAGATTGCGAAGCTTATTGACGAAGGTTACCCTCAAGAGCAAGCCGTTGCAATCGCATCTCAAATGGAACGTGACGGAAAACTTTCCGAATTAAATCCAAATCAAGGGGGAACTGTGCAAACAGATGATCAAAAAAAATTAGCTGACTTGGAAGCACAATGTGCAGACATGCAAAAAAAACTCGGCGACTACAAAAAGTTGGAAGAAGAAATGGGCGTCGATGGCATTGAAGCTCTCATGAGCAAAATTGCCGAAATGAAAAAAGGGCCAGCTCAAGTTGAAGTCGAGGTTGAGAAAAAAGACGACATGGAAAAACAACTCTCTGAAACAAAAGAGAAGCTTGTGTTGGCTGAAAAGAAACTCGTGGAAATGGAAAAAGAAACTGAATTCACCAAGCTTCTTTCAGAAGGAAAAGCCGTTGCTGCTCAACGTGAAGCCTACCTTGCCGGCGACATGAAAAAGTTCATCGAATTGTCGGAACCAATGAAAATGGAAGAACAAGGTGTGGCGACTACACCTAAAGATGTAGACGATGTAGACGGAGAGATTGAAAAACTCGCAAAAAAGTTGGCTGAGGAAAAGAAACTTACCTTTAAAGAGGCAGTTTCAGAAGTTCTAAGAACCAACAAATCTTTAGCTGAAAAACGTAAGTAATTTAATTTAAAGGGGGATTTAAAATGGCAGCTTATTTAAAACCAGAAATTCAGGCTTTTACCGCAGGCGCTGATTTGTCTGCTTTGCAATATTCATTCGTAAAATTCGGTGCTGACCTTGAAAAAGTAGTTGGCTGTGGAAACGATGAAATTCCAATGGGCATTTTGATGAATGCACCTACATCTGGCCAGATGGCCGAAGTGGCCGTTGCTGGTGGCGCAAAACTTAAGTCAAGTGGCGTTATCGGCTTGAACGCTTCTATCGGATCTGCGGCGAGCGGACAAGGAAAAGCAATCACCACAGGTGCCGCTTTCGCAGTAGCTATGCAAGATGCAGTTCAAAACGATGTCATCGCTGTAATTATCGACCGTCACGTTGGCCGCAGCGTATAATTAAATAAGGGGGATTTATAAAATGGCACAAAATAAAGCATTAGTAGACAAGTTACTTACAAACGTATCAAACGGCTATTTCCCTGATGGTTACATCAGTGAACAGGTATTCCCAACTCTAAACGTAAAACAAAAGTCCGGTATCATCGGTGCATATGGTTTAAACCATATTCGAGTCGAGTCCGACTTGATCTCTGGTCGTGGCGAAGCCCGCAGGGTTGATCCAATCACTCGTGATTTAAGTAATACCTATCTCATCGGAAGCCACGCCCTTGAAGGCGTTGTAACTCAAGATGATTATGACAACGTTGAAGAACCGTTCGATGCGGAATCAGACGAAACAATGGGTGTGACTCATTTAGTTCTTACTAATAAAGAGCGCGCACTAGCCTCTGTTGTTCAAGACACTGGCGTGATCACTCAACAGGTCATTTTGTCTGGCACTTCACAGTTCAGCGACTATGGCAACTCTAACCCAACCGTCGTGTTTAAAGATGCGCACAACGCCGTTTTGGATGGTTGTGGTATGCAGCCAAACGCAGCCGTTATGAGCCAGAAAGTATTTAACACTTTGATCTACCATCCTCAAATTCTTGAGACGTTGGGTTATGCAGCTAATCGCGCTGGCACATTGACTAAAGAAGAAGTTGCAAAGGCCATGGGCGTTCAATTGTTGTACGTTGGTTCAGTGGCCTACAACTCGGCTAAAGAAGGCCAAACAAACGTATTGGCTCAAGCTTGGGGCAATTCGATCACATTCTTCGTGCGACCGACGGCCCCTGCTAAACGCCAGATTGCGTTTGGTTACTACATGAAAATGACAAGCCGTCCAGCTCGTCAAGTTTACAAATATGACCTAAACAACCCGCCTGGAGCGAAAGGAATTATCGTTCAAGACGATTATTCTTTCGAGCTAGTCAATACAAGCGCAGCGTATTTGGTTTCTGCGGCCATCGCTTAATTAAAAGCTTTGGCATGGGAGGGGTGAGTTGTGAAAACGCTCGCCCTTCTTAGCAAAAGAACATTTTTAAAAGGGAGATTATACCAATGAAAAAAACTATTTTGTTCACATTGGTTGTTGGACTTGTGGCCCTGGTAGCGGAAGCCTCGTTCAAGCGTATGCCTATCGATGCTAAGTTCCCAACCCAAGAAGTCTTGCAACATCAAACAATCACATCACCTGCAGCGTCTTCAACTGCATACATTCTGAGTGCAAACGCTGGAGGTGGGGCTTCAGGCACTACAGTCACTACGTTTTTAGCTCAACCAGATGTGGCGCGAAACCTCGTGCTTACTCCAGGTGGAACTACTGCCGACGTGGCGGCCGGGAACGTTGTCGTCACTGGTCGTGACGCTAAGGGGCGTGTGATTACAGAAACTCTGGCTTTGATCGCAAACCAAAGCACTGCCACCACAGGCAACAAAGCATTCAAGACTATTACATCTGTTCAATTCCCCGCCGAAGACTCTCCTTACGGAGCATCTTTTAGTCTCGGAATTGGCGAGAAGCTTGGCTTGAACCGCTGCCTAAATGGCACAGGCTATTTCATTAAGGGTTTGGTAGATGGTGCAGTATTGACTGGCGAAACCGTGGCAATCAACGCCACCGAAATGGCTAGCAACACTGTGATCCCGAATCCAGCCGCAAACGGCTCACGCGTTTTTGATTTCTTGTTTATTCAGAATTTTCGCTGCGACAACTAAGGGGGTCGAGCATGGCAAAAAAGAAAAAGCTTGATGACATCGAAGCCCTAGAGGGTCCTTTTGAGTTTCAAGAGGAGATGCGTGTCGATACGCCTAAAGCAAACGCCAAGAAATGGGTGTGCTTGTTAAACATCATGGGCGATGGTGGCGTGATTTATAAAAAAGGCGACGAGTTCCCTGAATCTAAGGTAACAGATGAGCTCATTAAAATGGGCGCATTGTCTAAGGTGTAAATAAATGGCCTACTGCGAGCAAACTGATATCGAGGCGGACTTTAAGGAAATAGAATTCGGTGACAATTTTGCGATCACCGAAGATGAGCTTGAAGAATTAATTCTTCAAGAGTCCAATTATATCGATGCTCGGGTAGGCCTTAAATACGTCGTCCCGGTAGACAATGTATCGTACCCGGAAGCCTATTCGATCTTGAAGCGGATTTGTATATTCAGAGTTTCAGAACGTGTCAGAAATATTATTGAAGTAAAAAACAACGCAACCCAACAGCGTGAGTCCGACGAAAAGTATAAAGACAATCGCGTGCGAACCTTCAACGATGATTTAGATCTCATTGTAAAAGGTGATCTCTTACTAAAAGATGTACCACTTAAGTCACCAAATGGCTCGCTTAATGCTTTTTGCGTCGGTACGACCAGCGAATGTCATACTTTTAGTGTGACTAAGCAGCAGTGGTGAGGCCGTAAATGTCTGATCCAGGCTTTGTCTCTTATAGCGTAAAGGCAGACAAGGCGTTTGCGGATCAAGTCGCAAGGGCACTTGACGCTGTGACCGACTTAAGAATTCCATTTCAATTAATCGCAAAAGATTTTTACAAATCTCAAAAGGCGATTTTTAATTTGAAAGGTCCAGGACAATACGAGGATTTTAAAGGAAAGAAAATTGGCCAGATCCGTAAGGCTCCACTGCAGGTCGCTACCGCAGACCGCACCCCAATATCAAAGGGGTATGACTCATATACGCCTTACCAATATTATAAAGAAAAAAAGACCGGCCTTCGTAAAGGATACCCACTTTTAAAATTCTCTGGCGTATTAGAAAAATCAGTCACCCAAATTGGGGGGCCTGGTAATATTACAGATATACAAAAACGCTCTCTTACACTAGGCACAACTGTCCCATATGGGAAATATCACCAGTCCGATGACCCTAGAAAGAAAATACCACTTCGCAAATTTTTGTTTATAGGACCAGAGTCTAGTAGGTTTGCTGCAAATAAAGACATGACCGGACGCCTTGAACGGTGGAACAATATTATCAATCAATATATTCTTCGAGTATTGGGTTCAACTTTGGGAGAGGCAACGGGTAGTACACAGGGGTCTGGCGATGGCGCGGTTTGATATAGAGACATTTTTAGGTGCATTTGAGACGGCGCTTAAAGCCAACCTGGCCTCGGCCATTACAAGCATCAATGCGGAGAAAAACGATACGTTGTTGGATCAAATCCCAGCGAGCGCATGGATTTTTCAATCACTCGATGACAAAGCAAAAAACTATAAAAACTTTGTTTTTTACTATCTAGATAATGTTCAGACGATAATAAATGGGCCAATCGTTGCCGAGAATTATACGATTGAGGTGGACCTGTTTATTATCGACAGGCAAGATTTAAATGTGGAAAAGAGAATATTGCGCTACAGACGGGCTTTGAAAGAAGCGGTAGTCGCAACTTGGGGGAAAATAGGAAAGGGATTTGATTCCCCGACTATTTCAACCACAGCAGCTATTGATATAAAAATAAATAACCAAAGCCAGTATCACAAGGTCTTTGGCGTTTCGATTGATTTTGCAATTGCAGATTAAAGGGGGAATTTATGGCTTTATCAGATCCTAGAGTATTATTTGGAGTGCATTCCGTCACACCAATTAACCGTACAAATGGCGTACCTTATGGTACAGCACGCGTTGTTCAAGGTTCTACCTTCACACTAGAGGGTGACACTATTGAATTGTTTGGTGGCTCTAACCGCTTTGCATGGGCGATTGAGGATGGCGACATCACTGCCGAGCTTTCTTTCTCGGTAAGTGAATATCCAAATTGGTTATTTACCTTGTTTGGTGGTAAGGCCCCAACACAAGGAACAGCTGAAAGCGGCGGTTACGCTACAGCTATTTCAAACAAAAAAGGTACATCGATTGTTGCTGCGACAGGGTTATTGTCGACTATAACATTAACTACTCCTTCTGATCTAAAGTTTGGCCGTTATACAATTGTAGCTACCAGCGATAACGACATTGATGTCTATTGTGCATCTGATGTTGATTTTGGCCGTGGTACTGCTGGAGATTTCTTGGATGACAGCTTGAAAATTGCTTCGGCTATCGAGATATCCACTGGCGGTACGGATTTAATTGCTAACTACGGCATTACCTTGACCGGCGGTGGATCGGCCACGGCTTTTG